AGACCAACTAAACTAACCCCCGATACACAAGCGCAGATTGTCAAGGCAATACGCGCTGGGGCAACGTACAAGGACGCCGCCGAAAGTGCGGGAGTCACATACGCTGCGTTTAGTTTATGGATGCAACGAGGCGACCGGGGGCACAAAAACGACCAGCTATATGTAGAGTTTGCAAACGCAGTCACTAAGGCGCAGGCAGATGTCAAAATTGGATTCACGGCCGTCTTGACGAAGGCCGCGCAAGATGGCGATTGGCGGGCAGCGTTGGAATATTTACGCCGCCGTGACCCTGACAACTGGAGCGACCGGCGGCAAATTGAACACAGCGGCACGGACGGCGGTGTTATTCGCATCACGGTAAATAATGACAGAGATTGAGCTAGACATAGCCGTCATTAACGAGGCGTACCGGCCGTTCCTCAACGCAACGGCACGCACTCAGATATTCTACGGCGGCTCATCTAGCGGTAAAAGCGTGTTTCTAGCGCAGCGGGCGATCCATGACTTACTAGCCGGGGGGCGTAATTATCTAGTCTGTCGCGCCGTTGGCCGTACCATTCGCAAGAGCGTGTTCAACGAGTTAAACAAAGTCATTAAAGATTGGGGCGTTACTCACCTGTTTGCAATTAACAAGACGGACGGCATTATCACTTGTGCCAATGGGTATCAGATTCTGTTTAGCGGGCTAGACGACACGGAAAAGGTGAAGAGCATCACGCCTGAACGTGGCGTGATAACTGACATTTGGATCGAAGAAGCCACCGAGACCGACCGCCAAAACGTCAAGGACCTGTACAAGCGCCAGCGCGGTGGTAGTGCCAACACGCCAAAACGCTTGACCCTTTCGTTTAACCCCATCCTCAAAAGCCATTGGATATATGCGGAATATTTCACACCGGCGCGGTGGGATGATAACCAGACATGCCACATCGCCGAGGATGGCGCATTATCCATCCTGAAAACATGGTACATACACAACAACTGGCTAACGCCTGACGACATCGCCGACCTAGAGGGCGAGGGCGATAGCTATTACCGTGACGTGTACACCTATGGCAATTGGGGCGTGCTGGGTAACGTCATTTTTACCAATTGGGAGACGGCAGACCTATCAAATATGGCTGACCAGTTCACTAACCCGTTTTGCGGGTTAGACTTCGGCTTTTCTGCTGACCCGGCGGCGGCAATCCAAACGCACTATGACCGCTCCAGAAAGACCATTTATATTTACAATGAGCTTTACGAGCGCGGGCTGACAAATGACATCCTGGCGGCCGAAGTCAAGGCGATGGCCGGGTACGATTATTTTACCTGTGATAGCTCAGAGCCAAAAAGCATCGCGGAATTGCAGCGATACGGTGTCAATTGCGGCGGAGCTACAAAGGGCAAGGACAGCGTGGTGCATGGTATCCAATGGCTGCAACAGCAGCGCATTGTCATTGACAAAAATTGCGTCAACACCATTAACGAATTTCAGCAGTATAAATGGCGCGAAGATAAAGACGGCAACGCTATCAGGCAGCCGGTAGACAAAAATAATCACGCTATTGACGCGCTGCGCTATGCCTACGAAGCCGAGGCAATGGCGGCAAATTGGGGAGCATGGTAAGCATATGACAACACTCAATCTAAATAATCTAACAGCCGAGGCATGGGAATCTCTATTCGGCGATGTGGTAGGCAAGGCAAATGACGCGCCGGGCGCATACCTGCACGGCGTTAAAGTCAAGCGGGCGGCTATGGCCTCCGCCATTCCATTGACCTTTCACGCTATCGGCAGTGATGATGAAATTGACGAAGAGGATTTGCCCTTTGACATCAACCCGCTATACGGCGGCATGAGTGCGCTTATGTGGCAGATTGTCTACGCCCTGCACAGTGGCGCGGCGTATTGGGCGACTGAGTACAAGGGGCGACAACCGGCGCGGGTGCGATGGCTGACACCAACCAGCGTTAAGCCGTCCTACGCGGACGGCCGTCTACACTCATTTATTCGCAAGGTGGGCGCGGGCTACGAATGGCAGTTCGATGAGATGACCACCCGCGCCACGTCAAAGCAGTACGGCGATCTAGGTTGGGTGTGGGCGCTGGGGCTGCAAGAAATCGGGCCGGGCATTGCATTAGATGGTGTGGTCGAGCTACCCAACAACGTGCTGAAAATGAGTGATGCGCTTATGGATGAGTTGTTAGGCCGGGGGGCTGTATTGGCTCATTGGGTGACGGCCGATTACAACCCGCCGCAACCGGAAAAAGACGCACTGCGGGAAAAGATACGCCGCACGCTATTTCGTGGCGTCAAGTCGCCCGCCTCGGTCGAGGTATTTGGCAAAGGACTGGACATCAAGTCAGTGGGCACAAAGCCTTCTGATTTGGAACTGGAGTCCACCAACCGGGGCAACGAAGAGCAAATAAGCGTGGCAATGGAAACGCCGCGCCCGCTGGTGACAGGCGAGGCGGCTAACCGTAGCGTGCTTGACCGCCTTACTCAAATGTGGATTTTGTACACCGTTGCCCCTATCGTTGACCGAGTGCTGTACGCCTTCAACCACCACACACTAAAGCCCAATGGCTATTACGTCAAGTCTCACCCGGAAACGCTGACAACACTACAGGAGGAAGAAGTGCAACGGGCCAGCGCCGTGGCCGTGCTGGTATCGGCTGGTGAAACGCTGGGCAACGCCTACGCCATTCTAGGCTATGACTTGCCCGATGATATGGAGCCGCGCCCAACAATGGCAGCGCCGCCGCCTATGCCTACCAGCAACATGCCGCCAACCGACGAGGGCGAAGAGCAAGAGCCGGGCGACGGTGACGACGAAGGCACAAAAAGTGCAGCGTACCAAAGCGAGGCCGCCCGCTTCCGCAGGTGGTACAAAAGGCGGGCATCCTCTGCCGATATAGACGCCTTTAACAGCGACTACCTAACGAAAGCCGACAAGCTCGCCATTGTGGACGAACTAAGCGAAGCCGAAGACCCATCCGCCAAGGCGTTTTACGAGACTCTTGACATGGTGGTGAAGGCGGCAAGCCAACCACCGCCGCAACCCCTGACCATCTCGCCGGTCATCAACATACACGAGCGTGAGGTGACAGTAGAGCCAACGCCCGTCACTATCGAGGGCGGCGAGATACGGCCGTTGGACGCATGAGTTTATTGGGCGCAATGATTCAGCTTGGCGTAGCCAATGGCTACCTGAAGGCGGTGGATATCGAAGACGAACGACAGGCCTTTGCCGTTGACGAACGAGACAGCGCCGAAGAGGAGGCTGCCGCCGCTATTGCCGCTGCCTTGCTACTTATGCGCGAGGCCATTATCACCGAAGGCATGACCGAAGAAGAAGTCCGGCAAGCGCCGCAAAAGATACGCGAAAATGAGGATGAGTTATTGGCGGCGCTGGTGCTGTTGTTAGTTGCCGCATCCGATATTGGCGTGAATGCCAGTGCCGGGCGGCTTGCCGAGAGTGGGCTATTCCAGGACACCGGACAAGCCGCCGTAACCGCGCAATCACGAGCCACCCAGCGAGCGCAAACGGCCGTCAGGCAGATAGTAGACACATTGACCCGCCTGACCCGTGAGGCTATCGAGGCATGGAGCAAAAGCGGGCTGCCGTTATCCAGCCTCATCAAGCGGCTAGACGATGTGGTATTTAGTCGCACACGGGCGGAGATGATAGCCACCACCGAAGGGACAAACGGATTTGCTATTGGCGGGGAGGAGATGGCGCGGCTGTCAGGGGTGCAGATTATGGAGTGGTACACCATGCAAGATGAGAGGGTGTGCAATATTTGCCGCCCCATGAACGGTAAACGCCGCTACATTAACGGCTCCTACTCGCCAGACTTGCCGGTGCAATCGGCTCCGCCAGCCCATCAGCGCTGCCGATGTGGTGAGCGGGAGATCATACCGAGGAGGCCAGCAAATGGCGGGTAGCATCACCATACAGGGGCTGGACAAGGTGAGCCGCAAGCTCCAGCGATTGGAGGCTTTCCAGCAATGGGCGCGGCAACCAATGGAGGATACACAAGCCGCCGTCATCGAAGAGGCGCGCAAAATGCCGCGCAAGTCTGGCACGTTTACCGACAAAGCAACACCGGGCCAAAAGCGGGCATACTGGGCAAAAGTACGCAGCGGCGAGGCAAGGCACGGGGCAAATGGCTACATCCGTTCTGGTAAGCTGGAACGGTCATGGAAAGCGCTATCAGTGGAGAATATGACAAGCGGGCTACGTGGCACGGTGACAAACGATAGCGGTTATGGCGTGTACGTCATGGGGCGATTCCAACAGCCATTCCACACTGACAGCGGCTTTCGTAAAGAGCAGGCGCTTGTCAATGATGTGGACGCTGGGCCGATATGGGCGGCGGCTATCAACCGGGAGCTGAACCGCTAAAATTGACACCTTGCCGCCGTTTGTGCTAGACTAGCGGCAGTTGAATAGCACCGAAAAAGGCAACCGCCAGAGGCTTGACCAGTAAAATCAAGCGGTGGAAGCGAGTAGGAAAGCAAAGGTTTACACCTGAGCTACTACCGTTTCCACCGCTTTTTGTTTTGAGGCAACTTATGAATTATGTAAAAATGCTAGGAGAGACGGACGACACGTACGTCATTGGCGGCTACGGCGTGGTGTACGGCGGCGCTGATTTGGAAGATGAGGCATTCGAGCCGGATACAGATTTTCGGCTCGACCTCGTGCCACGAAAGCCCATTTATTACGACCACACCATGAACAAATTTACCGACGACACATTGCTGGGCTACGCAACGGCCGTCACGCCAGATGACATCGGGCTGTTCGTGGAGGCGGAATTGGCCAAAAGCGAAGCCTACACTGCCGCCGTCATGGAACTCGTGCAAGCCGGGAAAGTCGGCCTTTCGTCTGGCGCAATCGGGCATCTCACCCGGCGCAGCGGCAAGTCAATCAAGACGTGGCCAATTGTTGAATTTAGTTTGACAACTACACCCGCTGAGCCTCGCACTCTTGGGGTGGAGCGTATTAAATCATTGTATCCCGATTTGCTACCGGCAGAGGGCGGCCAGGAAACCGCCGCCGCAACGCAAGAAGGGCGAATTGAAATTGTAAATATGGAGAGAGAAACCATGACCGAACAACTTGAAAACGACAGCGCTATCAAGGCGCTGGAAAGCCAACTTGCGGCAATGAGCCAACAGTTTGGCGAGCTTGTAACATTGATTGAAAGCAACGCGCCTTTGCGTGATGCTGGCTATGTTGCGCCCGACAGTGAGGGCAACGACCGCGCTGGCGTCAAAAGCTTGGGTGACTTTGCCATCGCCATTGCACGCGGCAATACCAAGCGGCTGGCTAGCGTGTACGGCGCAACGAAGGCGCACAACTCGCAGACCGGCGAAAGCTTGGGCTATGCTATCCCTGAAGGGTTCCAAGACGGCTTAAACAAGACCATCAACCTGAACAGCGGCATCGCTCAGTTGATTGACCGGCAACCCGTAGGCCAACCGTCCGGCCGTATGCCTATCCCTGACTTTACCACCGCGCCCACCGCGGGCAGTGGCGACACGGCCGAAGCGGGTGGCGTGGGAACGAATAGCCGCAGTGAAGGCGGAGCCTACACCGAAGAAACCGGCAAAATTGAGCAAATTCGCTGGCAGGTATTCGACGCGCTTTCCGGCTACGTCAAGACCTCCAAGGAATTGGTAGCCTACGCGCCCGCCGTCGAAGCGCTTTTGCGCCGGTACATTGCCACCGCAATGGTGAGCAAGACTGAATTTTATGTTTTGCGTGGCAACGGCGTTGACCAACCCTTGGGCATCTTGAATTGGGGCGGGGCTATCGGCATCACGCCTGACAGCAACAGCGTGTTTGCCGTTGCGGATGCCGACGAAATGTTGAGCCGCTTCCTGCAAGGCGGCACGCAGCCGGTGTGGCTGATTCACCCGTCTATCATCCCCGACATCGCCAGCATGGAACGCGGCACGGGCGCGGGCACATTCCAAGCCAACATTGCCCAATCGCTGGCAACCACGCTGCACGGTTTCCCGATTGTCCGCAGCCAGCACCTGCCGCAAGCCAACAGCAGCGGCTGTGTGATTTTGGCTGACCTGTCCATGTGGACAATGTTCGAGTACGGGGGCATGTACCTGGACTTCAGCGAACACGCCGACTTCCTCAATGGCAATCTGGTGTGGCGCTTTGGTCAACTGATTGACGGCAAGCCGATGCTACCCGGCGCGGTAACGCTGGCAGACCCGCAAGGCAGTTACACCCTCAGCCCGTTCGTTTACTTCAACGACTAATCGCCAAAAGCGATTAAGGAGATTATCCCATGACTATGTTTTATCCCGAATATTCTTTGGTTGGCTCGTCTACCGTTTCGGCGACTGACAACACCACCAAACTGTCCAGTTGGGTATCTATGGCCGGGCACAAGTGGGTGGACTTCATTATCAACACCACCGACGCCGATGCTGACACGACCGTTGACGCCAAACTGCAAAGCGCCGATGATTCCAGCGGTACAAATGCCGCTGACATTAGCGGGCTGGCCATCACCCAATTCACCGCCGCCGCAACCGCAAAGCAGGCTATCCTGCGCGTGCGGGCTGACCAGTTGAACGGTGACGATGACTATGTCGGTTGCACCGTGACGGCCGGTAACGGCACGTCTGGCAGTGTGACAAGCATCATCGCCATCGGCTTTAGCGCTCATTACGAACCGGCAGCAGATGCCGCTACTCTGGTACAGCGCAAGGTGATTTAGTTGCTAGTCTTGCGACCATTTGACACATGGCAGGCTGGTGACACGTTACCGCCTGCTGTGGTCATTGACCAAGAGCAGCGGGGCAACCTTGCCGGATTAATTGCCAATGGCTTTTTGGCGGCAGACCAACCGGAACCAGAGCCGGAGCCGAAAGCCAAAAGCAGAAAACGTAAGACATCATGAGCTATTGCACTGTGCACGAAGTCAAGGCGCATTTGGGCGTCGAGGATGATGCTGATGATTACATCATTGGCGGATTTGTAGCCGCTGCGCAAAGTGCGATTGATAGCAAATGCAATCGCACATTCGAGGCCATTGCCGACACCACCCGTCGCTTCGACGCCGTGCGTGACGTGACAACCACAACCCGTACCCTGTGGCTTGACCATGACCTTTGCCAGATTACCACCGTCACCAATGACGCCGATGGGCTGGCAGAGGTCATACCGTCTACCGGCTACACGACTAGCCCGCGTAACGACGCGCCCTATTTTGCCATCAAGCTAAAAAGCGATTATTCGTGGACGTGGAGCGACGAACCAGAAGACGCCATAGCTATCACCGGGCGGTGGGCTTACAGCGTTACAGCACCGGCGGCAATCAAGACGGCGTGCATCATGCTGGCATCGTTTTATTACAGGCAAAAGGACGTGCCGTTTACCGACGTGACGGCCGTTGAAGCGGGTGTGGTAGTGCGACCGGTAGGTATTCCGGCGGCCATCATGCCCATTCTTACGCCGTACATCAAACTATGACCACTTACGCCACCTTCACCGCCGCCGTTGCTGCGCTCAGTATCGCCGGGCGCAAACGTGCGTACACATCGCCACCCATGCAAATCACCACCGCCGACTTGCCAGCATCTTACCCAAGACTGCCATCAGGCGGGCTAAACCCCGACAGCCTGTCAACGTGTACCAGCAGTGGTAATAGGCGTGTAGTAGATTTGGTAGTAGTGGTAGAGCCGATGGGTCAGGGCACGCAACCGCAGAATTATGCGGCAACATTGGCAATCATTGACGCGGTGGAAAATGCGCTCAGGACAGCCAGCGACGGCGGCACGATTACGCCCTGGCTCGAATGGACATTATCAATAGCGCCGGTAGTAGTGGGGGATACGCCCTATTGGGCAGTGACCGCCACCGTTACCGGCATCGAATAAGGAAATTGAAACATGGCAAAATTCCGTTTGAATCCAGCAAGTGTTTTTACCATCGGGGGCAACGCCATCGCCTGTGTGACCGAGGTGACGATTGATGAAGCCGCCGACGATTACATGAGCAATTGCTCCGGGCAAACTTTCCGGACGCATGTCGACGGCATGGTCAATGTCACCGGCAGCGCGAACTTTGAGATCGAGACTGATGACGTGACCGAGCTGGGCTACATCGAACCGGGCGATAACGGCGCGTTGGTACTGCGACCGGCAGGTATCACGGCTGGCATGATTAACATTGCCAGTACCAACCTGATTGTCCTAAGCCGTAGTGTGACATTCAGCAGCACCGGTCTGGCCACCGGTTCCTTCACTTTCGTTTGCGACGACCTGGCCATCACCGCCATTGCACCATAGGACAACCATGACCACACCAACGCTTAACACCGACATACGCCAGCGACATCTTGAGGCATTCGAGCATGAGTACAATACTGTGGAGACTGTGCGGGGCGCATCAACTCTGGCGGGGGCGGTTGTACGGGCGGCGGCGGCGGCGGGATGGTTTGCCGCGCCGTTGACGCCTGAGGAAATCGCCGACATGAAACCGGCACAAGTGCGGGCATTGGCAACGGCCGTTAATGAGCTTTACGGCAAAGTGACGACCGTCGAAAAAAACTAATCATCGCCGCGTTCCGATTGGGGCGCGGCGATGATGCTACAGCACCGGCAGAGCTACAAGCGGCATGGATGGCGACAAGGTGGGGCACATTGCCAGAGGCAGGCGGCACGCTTGACCAACCGGCGGGGCTGCTAAAGAAGATGGCCTTGTTGGAAAACGTATACAATGTAGCGCGTAGCCGCCGGGGAGCCAAAGACGCCGCAAAGTGGGCAGAGCAAAACGAAGAAGCCTTCGAACTATACGCAAAGGCTTGGAAGTTAGAACGAGAGACACATGGCAAATGAGCGGCTAAATATTATCATCGACGCCCAGTTCAAGGGCAAAAGCGAAATTCAAGGCGTCAACCGTGAGCTAAAAGGCCTTGATGACAATGCCCGCAAGAGCGGCGGCGGGCTGCTCAACATGTCCAGCAAAGCAACGGCGGCATTCGGGGGCATCGCCGCTGGGCTATTTGGCGTCAAGCAAGTGTGGGACACCACCTTCGCCGCTATCCAAGAGGGCGCGGCGCTCCAAAAAGCAGCAAATCAATTCGAGAATTTAGCCGAAAGCATTGGCAGTAGCAGCGATAGCATGATGGCAAAATTACGCACCGCCAGCGCCGGCATGATGTCCGACGCCGAGCTTATTGCCAGCGCCGGGCAGATTATCAGCCTTGGGCTGGCTGACGGGGAGGACGGCGTAGCCCGACTTGCGGCCGTCGTCGGTACGCTGGGCTTGGACATGCAACAAGTCATCCTGACATTTGCCAATAATTCCACCATGCGCCTTGACGCTTTGGGGTTGTCGGTGGAAGGGGTGACGGCAAAAGCGAAAGAGCTAGAGCGGAATGGCTTTGTTGGTGATGCCTTCGACGAAGCGGTACTAATCTCGCTGGAAGAGAAAACAAAACTATTGGGCAGCACGGCCGGTACTTCTGCCGGTGAGATTGACAAGCTACAAACGGCACTTGCCAATGTCGCAGACCCGGCAAAGGTGGCACTCGCCGAACGATGGACGGGTGTTTTCTTTGCGACTAGAGTCTCCATTGAACTGGCAACCGATGCGGCAAAAGATTTTATCCGCACAATCGAAGGTACACCTGCCGCCGATGTCTCCACACCAAAAACGCAAGCCGCGCTGATGAACGTGTTGACCGGCAGCTATACCACCGTCGCAACCGCCATCGACCTTGCCGCATTTTCGCAGGAGGAGTACACGGACGCCGCAGATATGTACGCAAAACGTGGCGAGGATGCTGCCAACGTGACCGACTTACAGGCGCGGCGCTTTGCTTACTTTAATGAGCAGGCGCTACTCGCCAGAGACGGGCAAGAGGAAATTGCAGACGCCGCCGACATGTACGCCAATGCCGGGCGTGATGCCGCCGATGTCACCGACAATCAAGCCAACCGCTACGCATATTTTAACGAGCAAGCCGCAATTGCCGCCGAGCGGTTGCTAGTTCTGGAGCAAGCCGAAGCGGGCTACTATACCGCCGCGCTGACCGCGACTGACCAAACGTTCGATATGAATCAGGAGATATACAACTCAGCGGTGCAAGCCGGAGCAAGCGCTGAAGAGCTTGCCTTATTAGGCGGTGCATTGGGGCTATTTAGTGAAGAAGCGATAGACGCCGCGCTAAAAGCGGCGGCAATCCGCACAAAGATTCAGGAGCTTGCGGAGGCATACGCCGCCGGGGACATCTCGATCATGAATATGCGGATTCAATTGCAGCAATTTATCACCGATTTAGACAGAGTACCAAGTGAAAAAACCGTCTCCTTCAAGCTCGACATCCCGCCAATTCCTGCCGAATTGCAAGGCGGCGGCGTGAAGATGGGGGCACAAGGGCCGCAAATTTACGGCGCGAACGGGCTGGACTTCACAGTACCGCCGGGCTTTCCTAATGACTCATTTGGGCCAATTTACGTGCAATCCGGTGAGCACGTCAAGGTAACGCCAACGGGCGAAGTGGGCAAAGGCGGGGGCGGCGCAACCATTAACATTTACGCTTACCCAGGCCAATCGCCGCAAGCAATAGCCAGCGCGGTAAATCAACAGTTGGCGGTAGGGGGATAACATGGCGAACAAAGACCAGATTAATTACGAAAAGAGAATAGCGGAATTTACAGAAGCGCTTAAAACAGGAACCGTATCTGCCAATCAAGCATTTGACAGTTATGTGCAATTTTGCAAGGCGCTTAACGACAAAACCGACAAAAACAAAGGCGCGTAACAATGGCGACAACATTTGCACTGACCGACGGGCTGACCACCGTCAACCTAGTCTACAATCCGTCAAGCCAGACTGCCTACAAGCTTCAGTACGGCGCGGCAATCAACAGCGGGGGCGTAAAACCGTTGTGGTTTACGCCGGACAATTTCCCGGCAGAGTTGGTTGACTTGGTAGACACCACCCGCCAGGCGTTTTTTACGCTTGATGTCAAAGGCGCAGACCGTGACGCGGTGCTGAACAGCGTAGCCACATTGCGCCGGTGGGTTGACGGGGCCGGGCAACAAGCTGCGCGGTATTGGCTGGAAAGCGGAGCAACGCGGCGCATTGACTTGCGGGTACAGGTGGACGGCTCAACAACGGCCACACTCCACCCGGTGATATACGGCGAGATTGACGACAGCGGCAGCCATTACACCGATTTTGCCGAGCTAAATAAGTTTGCTCAGCAAATTACCGTGTCGCTACAACTTGCGCCGTATGGCGAGGCGGAGACGGACATCACGCTAAAAAATAACCTGCCATCCTCACCGCACATGATCACCGACGGGGACGGGGACAGCATACCGGACGGGGTGCTAGATGTGGGCACGCCAACAACGGTGCTAGGCGTGACAACGCCGTCATTGACATTCGACGCCGCGCTATTGGTCGTTGTGCCAGCGACGGGTACACATGGGGTAAGCAGCGAAACGGTGACGGCCGCAATCGGCTTGCCGATCTGCGGCTTTGCCGATGTCAAAGGCGGGGAGACGGGTAGCGAGGATCCGATATTGATTGCGCTGCGTAACGGCGCTGGTACTACACTGGCAACCATTGAGTTTGATGAGAATGCGCCGGTGGGATACCTGGCGACGTGGCCGGATGCGGGCGGGGGCGCAAACTGGTATCGCTACGGTATCAGCGCCACCGTGACAGCGGCGGCGGATTGCGACATAGCAGTCTACCGCTCGACATTGGACGCTACCGGCTCCACCGCTTTCTATATTGACAAGTGGTATTTGTCGGTCGGCACGGCTGGGCCGGGTGGAGCGCCAACACTACCAGCGACGGGCTTTGTATCGTCTGCCAGCATGTACAATCGCAATGACCATGACGCGACCAACCCGGAATATATCAACACACTGGACATTATTGGCGTCAAAGGTGACACACCGGCGCTTGTGCGGTTTGACTTTACCGGTGTGTCACTTAACAGCACGGGCAACGGGGAATCTATTATCGCTGGGCTGATAACCGAGACAAGTCAACAAGTGACCACGTTCACGCATTGGCTGGAAGGTGAAGATGCCACCGGCAGTGGGACGGGGCCGGTCCCTACTTTTACCACACCGGCAGACGCTGCGCGTTCGGGCGGGGCGTACGCACGGGCAAGCGGGGGCAGCATAGCGGGGGTGTGGAGTTGGACAATCAGCGACGATGATTTACAAGCGCTGTCAGCTTGCGCCTGGGTGGTGTATGCGGTGGCACGGGCATCGGACGCAGACGCCACATTACAATTGGCAATGCCCACCGCGCTTAACTCGGTCAATGTATCGGGTGAGGCGGTAGGGGTAACGGCGCTGAACACATGGGAGCCGCTATTCTTGGGCATCATCAACAACGTAGAACGCACTGCCAGCGGCGCAAGCGGCATGGATCAACAATTGGCAATCACCGTCTTTACAGACGGGGGCACAGTTGACCTTGATTTTATTTGCCTATTTCCGGCGCAAAAGCAGGATCGGAATATCTTGCTAGAGACTGAGCTTTACACTGCGTGGGATACCGGCGGGGCTGACGTGTTGTCTATCAGTGGATTTGATAAAATGGCCTTCATGGACAGTATCGGCACGGACATTCCTGACAGGCTGGGCGGGCTGTGGACAGTGGAACCGGGCATTGGCTCGCGCCTCATCTTTGCCCGCATTGATTCGACGAACACATGGACATTGGGCGACAACTGGCTGACGGCCGTAACGGTGCGGGCTAGAACACGCCACCTATTAGGCACAACATGATAACCCTAATCCTGCTACTATTTGCCCTCCTGACCCAACCGCAAGAGCCTGACAAATATCACCTTGTCTACATGCCGATTGTCGCCACATCGGGCTACGAATTGGCGGTGGACTGCATTGACGCCAACCGTCAACGTGTGGAGTGTACGCCGTGAGTGCATCCCCCTACCAGCTTTACGCGGTGCGCTATGACATTCCGCGCACATCGGTTCAGGAGGTCATAGACGCGCCAACCGATATTGGCGCACGGTGCGCGTTGCCGGGGTGGTTGCAACGGATGGAGGTGACGGTGCGGGGACGCAGCCGGGCGGATGTGCAAGAGCGTTACCGCTCCCACCTGGGCGGCGGTTGGGCATTGGTAGACAATTGGGGGTATAGCCCGATAGCCGACGGCTGGTGCTATGAGATTGTGCCAGATGGCATGTACGTGCATTACGTCATTGGCGGGGGGTGGAAGCGCCACACCGACCAATACGAGACAACACAACCCGACCCGGCCGATGACATTGCCGATTACATTCAAACGATGTTGGCGGCGCATGTACCGGCAATCAGCAGCGACTATAGCAACATAGCCACAACGGGGACGGTACTGGGTGACACGTTTAGGATTGAATCGCTTATCGGGGCGCGGGTAGCCGATGTGATAGCGCAACTACTGCCCATGTCCACATCTGCTGATTTGGGGCTGATTTATTACACAAAATCTGCATTGCTCAGCGGCACATCATTACAAGCGCCGTTAGCGGTGCTATCGGCCATTAGCGACGCGGCGGCGATTGATTGGCAGTGTGAATACAGCGACCTGCAAGGCATCACCATGAGCCGGTCAATTTGGGAGCTACGTAACAATGTCAAAATCGGGTACACGCAATCTACCACATTGGCGGCGGGTGCGGCAAGCGGGGCGACGGCCATTAGTGTGGTGAGTAGCACCAATCTGGCAGACAACAACGAGATACAAATAGAGTTGGATAGCGGCACTTTCCAGCGCACAACCATCAACGGCGCTCCCACTGGCGGCGGGCCTTATACCGTCAACATTGACAACGCGCTAACCCATGCGGCGGCAAGTGGCAATCAGGTAAAGCGCAGCGACCCGGTAAAGACGGCCGACGAATCAGACGCCGCCAGCGTTGACCGTTATTGGGGGCGGGGGTATGGCGAGATTAAGCGGGACTTCGACCAAACGCAAGCGGAGCAATGGCGCGGGGCGCTGCTGGCTGAGTACAAAGACCCGACACAGGAAAGCTCATTTACGATTGGGCCGGGCGTGGTACGCAATGCCTACGGCGCAAAGTACCCCATCTGGCGTATGCTGGAACGGCCGTCTTACCTGCGGGTGAATGCCGGGCTGTTTGATACACAGGTGTTTGGGGCATCCCGCAACCGCGAGACGGTGTTTTTTGTGACGGCGCTCGACTATGACCACAGCAGCCGCACCATGCGAGTTGTGCCAGATGCCAAGAGCGGTGACCGGCGGCTGGATGTAATATTACAACGGCTTGGGGCGCAAACAGGCCAGATTGTGACAAGGAGCGAATGAGATGACAAACATCACGAATAACACGACGATTACGGCGGATTATCCCGATCGGGCATCGGCTACGGTGCTATTTTATCTGGAAAGCAATCCGGGCATCAGCGGGCTGGAGCTTGTCACATTGGACAAGTACACCATGACGCTCGACGGTAACGGCGCGGGCAGTATCGACTTGCCAACACCGGACGGCACTGGGGATGAGGCATGGACGTGGACGGTGCAATGGCCGGACGGGCAGCTATACCGAATCACCGTAGCCTATGACGCGGCGGCGCAGTCGCTGGCGACGCTTGTCGCCTCCTATGTGGCGACTGTTGACCCGGATGAGTTGGCGACGTTGCTTGCTACCCGTATCCCGCTCATCTCCCCTGCGGTAGCGGGCAACCTTGTTGTGCAATCGGCGGGCGGGGAGTTGGAGGATGGCGGCATCTCCGTGGGGACGGCGACGACGGGCGCAGCTTTTGGAGATTCCTCTGTAACCACAACCGGGGGGGCGATGGGAAGCGGAGCGGCTACGGAATCTGGGGGGGCAATTGGGGCGGCGGCGGAATCGGTGACGGGCGGCGCGGTTGGGGCGGATGCTATAACAACAACGGGCGGAGCGGTTGGAACGTCTGCGAATGCCACAACGGGTGGAGCGGTTGGGACAGGTGCAAGAGCAACGAGCGGGTTTTCTGGCGGATCTGGAGCGGTCGGCACAGCAGATAATATCCAACTCGGCACGGGCGAAAATAACACCGCCAGCACCTTGCAGGTGTATGGTAATCAACTACTCGACGCAAGCGGCAATATACCGGCGGGGCGGATGACCGCCAATCTGGGTACGGCGGCGGTATTGGACGCAGGCACAACCGGCGCGGATTTGGTGGAGGCGGAGACGGTTGACGATGCGCGGGATGTGTTGGGGCTGGCGGCGCTGGATTTGCCGGGATATTACTCCGATCATCGCCAATTTGTGTATAGCGCCGCAGATGTGGTAAGCGGCGGCAATGTGACGCGCGGCGCGTCTAATGTGGTGCTATTGCAATCTACCGCAACCGCAGGGGGGCGGGTGCGGGCATACGTAAACAGTACCGGGTTGTTATTAAATGAGACGGGGCGATTTGTCAGTTGGGATAAGCGAATTACTTTTGGGGTGACAGTGCAGCGGTTGACGACATCGGCAACCGGATATTGTAACGTATTTTTCGGCCGTGAATCATCCGAGGCGTTTGGCTCGTTTGCTGGTAATTTTGTGGGTTTCGGGACACTAAACGGCCGGATTGTGGCATTGTACGCAGCGCGGGCGAGTGCGCTGACAACAATCGCGGTGTCCTCGGCATTGATTACATCTTCGCCCCGCGCAACCATCCATATTGCTTCCGATAATGGCACGGTGAATTGGTATTTTAATGGGGTACTTTTGGGCAGTACAGCCGCCGGGCCAAATTTGACAGAGGCAGCCGGAACCATATCAGCGGACATTAGCAACGGGGGCACGGCCACCAATGAATATTGGATTTTGAGCAGTTGGAGCCAGGGATAAGGAGGCAACTATATGGATGATCAACAAATGGCCCTAGTCAAACGATACGCAGATGCAGAGCGAGAAACAAGAGAGCAAATGGGGCGGGCTTATAATGCGATAGTGAAGGCGTTGGCGCTGGAGGCTGTTATGGGGCAACGGGTAAGCGGCGGCGACCTGGCAGACATGGCTGATTACCATGCAGCCAACCTTGCCAAACTGGGCGGGGCGGATGTGTCTATTCGGCAATTGGCGGGCGGGCTTGTGGCCACAATCGAAGCGGTGCAATTGGCGGGGCTGGCACAGGGCATCAATATTTTCCCCGGCGCCAACGTGGCGTTACCGGCCGAGGGAGGCGATGATGAACGCTAAAGAGACAATCAAAAACGAACCGGTGATGACGGCCGCCGGGGGCACATCGGCGACGGTATTGGCGGTGTTTGCGCTGTTGAGTGCGTTTGGCGTCAACGTAGCGCCGGAGGTACAGGCGGCGGTGATTACATTGGCGGCGGTGATTTTGCCTCCGCTTTACGGTTGGCTTGCGCGGCAACGGGTAACGCCGGTGCGAAAATTGGAGCAGCATACCGAGTGACGCGAGAGATGATCCAATTCTCAACGCTGGCTGTAACGCTGGTGAATATGGGCATTCTCGTCATCATGGCACGTCAACGGGTATTGGCATGGCGCTATGCAGTGCTGCCCATGATGCTATTGGCACAGCTATGCGCTTTTTACGTGTACGTGATGATTGTCAGCCGCCCCCCGTCCGAAACCACTACCACATGGAGCGCAATTTTACGCCTGCAAACGCTATCGGCGCTGACCATCGTCTTGCTCGCCTATTGGAGAACGCACCGCCATGGATAACGCGGCCATCATCATTGCCACAATAAGCGCGGTGACAACCCTTGCCGGGGGCGGTATTGTGGCATGGCAACAGCTACGCAAAGATAAAGGGCAAATGTCCGTTGACATGGAACGGCTGAAAGAAGAAGCCGAGCGGGAATTGTGGGGGCGCGTCAATGCGCAGCTTGTGGATATGCGGCAACGGCTGGATGCACAAGACCAGACGATAGCGGAGCAGGGTGTGGTGATCATGCAATTGCGGGGGCGGGTGACAATGCTGGAGCAGGAAAACGCGCGGTTGCGGGATGAGAATGAGCGGTTGCGGGGCGGGAAGTAGGCAACAAAAAAGCCACCATAACCGGTGGCTTTTTATCTGCTGCTCAGGGCGGCTTATGCGGCGGATTCCTCCGGCCATGTGTTGCATTGGGATAGAGCGCCGCTTTTGACGGAACCGAATAGGTGGTGTAATTTTGAGTAGGCAACAAAAAGACCGCCTGTATGGGCGGTCTTTTTATTTATGGAGGGGGAAATAGATTATTTCAAAATAACGCTTTGGAAGCGCTTTCCTTTCATTCCCTTTGGCATGGCGATCTCTCCATTTACATACTCTATTTTCCCATCCGCCTTCATCTCCTTCATCGCCCGACCGACAATTTGGTCAAGCTCTTTCCAGTCGTGATGGCGATCATATCCCCATTGTGTCCATGTATTCAAAACGACCTTTTCGGGGCTGGTATGCCCTGAACTTCCGGCGGATTTTACAGACCGGATAATGATTTCTTTCGCAGATTCTAGCAACTGATTTTCGTTCATTGTATTCTCCTGTGCCGGTATC